GCAACAGCCCAGCCAATCTTGCGTCTCGTAGCGTTTCCCTTTTGATGCTCGATGAGGTGGACAAATATCCAGAAGCAGGGTCTAGCAAAACAGAGGCGGGAGCGTTGCAACTTGCAGAGGCTAGAGTTAGCACCTATCCGAACCATCTAATCATAACCACTAGCACCCCGACCACAGCAGATAGTACGATATGGAGCGAGTGGCTAAAAGGGGATATGCGGTTCTTCTTTGTGCCTTGTCCGCATTGTGGATTGAAGCAGAAACTTATTTGGGGACAGATCAAGTGGGACGATAAAGCAAAACTAGAGGATGGTGTGTACGACTTCGCCCTAGTAAAATCCTCAGCCTTTTACGAGTGCGAAGGATGCAAGAAGCCAATTACTGACGGACAAAAAACCGCTATGCTTCGAGGGGGAGAATGGAGGGCAACCAATCCCAACGGCGAACCAGCTAGACGCTCTTACCATTTGAACGGCCTCTATGCCCCTTGGGTAACATTCGGGAGCTTGGCGGTGAAGTTTCTGCAAGATAAGTATGCGGGGATTGTGGGCTTACAAGATTTTATCAATCGAGTGTTGGCCGAGCCTTGGCTTGAGCATGAACAGGAACGAATCGAGATCAAGGCGGGAGGCTACAAGATGGGCGAGGTTCGGGAGGGGGAGAAGTGCGTGATGTCCGTCGATGTGCAAGAGTCCGGTGGCTTTCATACTTGGGTACTGGTTCGAGCGTATAACGATGAAGGTAAATCTCGGATGGTATGGGCTGGCCGCCTTGAGACTTGGGGCGATATCGAGGCAAAGGCAGACGAGTTTAAGGTACAACCCAAAATGGTCTTTATAGATTCGGGCGATCAAACCCGAGATGTCTATTACCAATGTTGCTTGCATGGTTGGATTGCCTTGGTTGGCTCAGATCGTTCCTCCTTCTCGGAGATCGTGGGGGAACAGAAAGTCACCCGACCCTTTGCCCGAATCTCTAATGGCGATCCTCTATCGGGTAAGGCGAGCCAATCTAGGGCGGGATGGAAGTGGAGGCTTTGCCCTGTTTGGCGGTGGTCTAATCCTAGCATCAAAGACATATTCTCTAACCTCCTGCACGCTGACGGATTCGTGGCCGATGATGCCCCCGAAGTTTGGCACACTCACATAAGGGCAGAGGTAAAGGTAGCGGTGAAGAATCCCCTCAACGGCAGAACAAGGATGGTATGGAAGCAAATCGGGAAGCAGAACCACTTGCTCGATTGCGAGTGCATGAACATCGTGGGAGCGGGGCTTTACAAGCTACTGCGGATTTCTCCCGCAAGCTTGACAGAGGATGAAATCAATGGCGAAGGGTGATTTCATTGGGCTACCCTTAGCCACCCTAACTTCTTTGCGTGATAAATATGTCACTTGTCTTGAAGCAATAGCGGTGGCGGGTAGCTCGTATTCAATAGCGGGACGCTCTTTCTCTAGGGCGAACCTCGGGGAAGTTTCGTCCACTATCGCCGAACTGACCTTGGCGATTCAATCCGCAACTGGCCAACGAGTCCGAACGACCTACGCTAACTTCGGATCATGAAAAAAGCCTCGCTAAATTTGGTTGATCGGGCGATTGCTTTTGTAAATCCTCAAGGGGCAGTTGATCGACTGGTTGCCCGTCAAAAGATTAAGAACTTCGAGTATGATGCAGTAAAATATTCGAGGGAACGCAAAGGGCCAAGTTCGCTTTCTGGGGCAGAGGATTATCGTTCCAATTATGACAGAGTGGAATTGATGAAAAGGGCAAGGGACTTAGCGGAGAATGTTGGCCTTGTCCGTTCTATCCTAATGAAGTTCGCCAGCCACACCGCCGCAAACATTTCCTACCAAGCACGAACAGAGAACCCCGAAGTCAATACAGAGGTCGAGGCGTATTGGGCTGACTGGTGGGACAAGTGCGACATCTCGACTCGGCATACTGGTTCAACGATGATGCAAGTGGCGATGATGTCTATGCTCCGAGATGGTGATTTTCTTTTCGTTCTAGTCCGAGATTCTGATGGCAACCTAAAAATCCAAGGCATTGAAGGTGATAGACTTGGAGACCCATTCAAGGTCTACACTAGCTCCGAGTTAATTGGTGGAATCCATATCGACCAACGAACAGGATCGCCCACGGCTTACGATATTTACAGCCGAAGCATTGGGGACATGTACACCTACCAAGCAACCATCCCTGCAAGCCAAGCCTTTCACTTGTTCGACCCACTTCGCATTGACCAATACAGGGGAATCTCTGCTTTCCATACTGCAATCAATGACGCAACGGACATCCACGAAATCGTAGGCTTCGAGAAGATGGCGGCTAAAGTTGCCTCTAGCCAGAGCGCAATCGTGAAGAGGAATAACAACAATGCCTCTGATCTCTCCTCGCTCACAAATGACCAAGACATTAACGGGAACGCAATCAAGCTAGAGGCGATTGAGTCTGGTAAAATCTCTTACCTAGAGCCGGGTGAAGATATAGTTTTTCCCGATGGCCCGAGCCGTCCGTCTGGTGCGTTTGCAGAGTTTCACAAGATTCTACTCCGTAACATTTGCTTAGGCGTGGGCATCCCTTACAGCTTTGCCGTTGACCCTTCCGCTATGAGTGGCCCGACCGCTCGCCTTGAGATGCAACAAGCGGGGCGAACTTTCCGCAGATACCAGAAGCTCCTAGACGATAAAGTGCTTCGCCCAATCAAGAACATCGTAATTGCCGATGCAGTAGCAAGAGGATTGATTGATAACAATGTTGGAAGCAGAACCACCAAGGGCATCTTTAATTTCGGGGCGAATGTCTCTATTGATTTGGGCAGAGAATCAGCCTCAGCCATCTCCGAGTTCAAGACAGGACTCCGAACCGCCGCCGATATTTACGCCGAGCGTGGCCAAGACTTTGAAAGCGCAATGAGGCAGAGGGCTATTGAGGCCAAGCTGATCAAGGACTTGTCTGGGGAATATGAAGTTTCAGCCGATACAATTTCGGATATTGCTATGCAGGGGCTTCAAAGGGAAAGCCAAGCACAGACAACACAAAAGCCAACCGACCAGCCCCAAGGTCAAGAAGGGGAAGCGGATATGCTTGGCGGTGCTTCGCTCAACGGAGCGCAAGTCTCATCGCTTATCAACATCATCAACGCCGTGGCTATTGGTGCAGTTTCCAAAGAGGGTGCAATTTCTATCATCACGGCGGCTTTCCCGACCATCAGCCAAGACCAAGCAAGAGCAATTATCGCAGGGGTCAATATCGGAGTCACCATCCCCACGACCAAAGAAGAGAAGCAACAGCCCCCGAAAGACGATGCCTCGGGAGGCTCGACACCCCCAGCCCCAGAACCTACTACGCCCCCGACCGCACCTACGGAAACCGCACAAAAAAAAAGTAACTTAGAGGTTTTAGAAAGCCTCGACCCTGCATCAATTAAGATGCTCATTGAGGGGATGATGGGCGGGATTGAGTTAGCAAAGTATGATGGGATTGATTTTACACCCCCACAAGGGGCTAGGGATGCCGCTAAAAGAGCCTTAGAGGTGCGGGAGACGAAACCACCCAGCGAAAGAGGGATGACCCCTGTGGGGCTTGCTAGGGCTAGAGACTTACAGAATGGCGTGAAGCTATCGCCCGATACAGTTCGGAGAATGTTGAGCTTCTTGGCTCGTCACGAAGTGGACAAGAAAGGCTCGACCTTTGGCGAACAGGGAAAGGGCTGGCAAGCGTGGAATGGATGGGGTGGGGACGCTGGCTATTCTTGGGCAAAGAAGATCGTGGGGCAGATGGATGCGAGGGACAAGAAAACTGAGTTTGTAGCGGGTAGGGATTGTGGGCAATCCGAGGGCGGGACTTTCGGGCCAGACAACAAATGCGCTGAGGGCTATGGCAGACCCCCGCTCAAGGGTGGCTACGAACCAACCAGACCCGGTGGCAAGATTCCTAGCGATTACAAAAGGCCGACACCGCAGGGCAAGAAAGAAAAGCCCCAAAAACAGAAAGACACTACGCCACCACCTCCTCCCC